TTATGCGGCGAGGTCGAGGCGTTGTTTGATGGCGCTGACGCCGATGAGCGCGCCGGTGAGGATGCCGAGCGCGTTGAGAGTGGTCACGATGGCGTCCACGTGAGTCCAACCCCATGCGGGGCCGACCGTGCCCACGAACAGGGCGAGTGCGGGCAGGACGATGAGGCCGAGCCATTTGAGGATGTCGTAGACGCGGCTGGGGATGAGCCAGTCGGGCACGATGTCGGTGGATGCCGGTGTATCGGTTGGATTGTCGGTCATGTTTGCTCCGATCGTAAAAATAATGGTGATGCCGTCACCCGCATAATCGGGTGGCGGCATCGGTTTGGGTTAGCGGCAGGTCACCACATCGCCCACGTAGTAGACGTTGATGTTGCCGCTGGGGACCGAACACTGGGAGACGCTGTAGCCGTGGGAGGTGGCGAAATCCCACACGGTGTCGCCCCACTGGAGGACCTTGGAGACCCCGCCGGACGATGCGGGGGCGGTGCCGCCGCCGTAGGTTACGACGTCGCCCGCGTAGTAGCGGTTGATGTCACCGGAAGGCGTGTGCCATGCGGACAACGGCCATGCGTTGTGGGCTACGGCGAGTCCCCAGATGGTTTCTCCCCACTGCATGGTGTGGGTGATGCCGCCCGTGTTGGTCTGGGGTTTGCTCGTCTGCGCGGGCGCGGGCGGGGCCGGCGTGGACGGGGGCGTGCCGCCTCCGGTCGGGTTGGCGTACAGATCCCACTGCCATGCGTCGCCGCGGAACAGGTTGAGGTCGATGGGACTCCACGTGTTGACCACGCCGGTGCCGCTGTATTGGCGCATGGCCTCGCCGTATGCGCCTATCATCCACGGGTTGGCCTGATAGCCGGTCGGGCTCATGTTCGCGTATTGTGCGATCCACAGGCCGTACCGGTCGCGGATGTCCTGCGGGATGGTGCCGGCCACCGGGCCGGTGTACAGCAACGGGCGCACACCGCCCGAAAGCCGCTCACATTCGGCCATGAAGCGGCGCACCCAATCCCAATTACCCCATGCGGGATTATCGTCCATCTCCCAGTCGAGCGCCACGATGCCGTGACGCCAATAGTTCGACGTGTTGCGATAGAAGAATTGGGCTTCGGCCTCCGGGTTGCCGCCCATCGCGTAATGGTAGAGACCGAATTTCTTGCCGGATGCCTGCGCTTGGGCGATCATGCGGTTGGCGTCCGTGTTGACGCCGGACACGAGGCAGTTGTTGTACACCTGTCCCGTGCCCCACGTGGTGCCGACGACAACGAAGTCGGCCTGCGTGTTGGCGATGTCGATGCCGCACTGCCAGTTGGACACGTCGATGCCCTGCATGTCCGCGTGCGCGGTCGCCGGGAGCAGCATCATACAGACGGCGGCGACTAGGGCCGTGATCTTGGCGAGCAGACGCTTCCACCACGGCTTGTCCTTGTTATTGACCAATGTTTTCCCCCTTTCTCGGGATGGATTGTTGTTTGTGGCCCACGGTCGTGGGTCAGGATTGTCACGGCCCACTCGGGGCCGTCAATGGAAAAGCCCCACACGGAATGGTGTGGGGCTAGAATCAGTCGATCTTGTACAGGCGGGGAGTGAACGTCTTATCGACCTCGCCCGTGGTGTTGACGAAAATGTTGCATTGGAGAGTGCCGGCCTTCAAGGTTTTCGGCCCATAGTCACGAGGTCCGAACACATTTGCTCCTTCGCTCCCGTCGTCGTGGGAGATATGGGCTTGTATGCCCATCAGCCATGAATCGTTGCCCAGCGGCCAGTCCGTGGCGTCCATCGTGTACGTTCCCGCATCCACATGGACGAAACATGTCAGGCTATCCCACGAGTCAACCTTTTGTGTGGTGGAGCCTTTGAACCGGTACGTGCCCGGCGATGGTTCCGTGACCATAACACCCGGGTCGGTGCCTAATGTTTTAGGCAGTCCGGTGACACGCGGATACAGGTTCGCTAGTTCATAACCCCCCCCCCTTAAGGCTTGTGTTGTCGGGTTTCATCCAATCGTGTGCGGTGTCGCCGGATTCGAGCTGGATTCGGAGGTCGCCGTCCTTCGCGGTGGGCGTGGCCTCGGTGGAGATGACGTTGAGGAACAGGCTGACGGTGCCGGCAGGGATTGCCATGACACTGTTACCCAAGTTCATTTGGTCTCCCAGTTGCTGCCCCTTGGCGTCGAGGCACTTGATGTTGAAGCTCAAACCGGCGATACTAGTGCCGCTGAGTTTCACGGTGCCCTGTACCGGGCATGGGAACGTCCACGACAGGCCACGCCATTGACCGGTGGCGGTGCCGGTGACGTGCAGCGAACCGTCAGTGTTGACGGTGGCGGTCAACCCGCTGCCCTCGGCGGGACCGTAGGACAGCAGGTTACGCGACAATACGGTAATCGGCACGGTTTTCGTAATCTTGCCGGCGGTCAGTTTCAGACTCGTGGACCCCGGTTTGATACCGGTTATTGATAGTGCGCCCATATTGGGGCCTCCTTTTATTACATCCTTAATGGTTACTGCTTGATGGTTGCGATGGTCTTGTCCGTGATATCTGCCGTGTACTCCTGCGAGGCTCCGTCTGGGCCTACGAGCACGGACAGCGTGCCGGATTCGCCGACCCTCAGGGTCAGACTGTCCGGCGTGACGGCGATGGTCTTCGGCGTCGGCGCGCCAACGCTGGCGACTGTCGGATTCGCGGCCACGGCGGTGAATCCCTGCGACGCTTCCGTGGGCAGGACACGCACCTTGAGGTACTTTTCCTCGCCCACACGCAGGGTGATGTTGTCGATGGTCTTGCCGGAATCGTCCGTGACCTTGATGGACTCGGGCGCGTAGGCGGAGGCGATCGACGCGGCGGCGCTGGTGAAACCGTTGACCGTGGCCGTCACCAATATGGTTCCGCCATGCCGCCACGTGAGCGTGTTGCCCGAAACCGTGGCGGTGGAAGTGTCCCTGCTCGCGAACGTCACGTCATTGGTGGTGAGCAGATCGCCAACATGACCGTCCGCGTAGGTGGCCTTCGCTCCCAGTTTCAGGGTGCCGTTGACGGCCAGAGACTTGGGCAACGGCTTGCCCTTATCATCCGTGATCCTGATGGAGACGACCGTGTCCCTGTCGAGGGGCCATACGAGTTTGCCGTTGAACATGGCGTTGTACGTGTGGCCTCCCATCAACGGTTTGCCGACACGTTTGCCGGCGTATAGGGCTGGCATGGTCAGGCCTCCTTCACGGTAACCTTCTTGGCCTTGGCTTTCACGGCCTTGGCTGCGGGCTCCTCCGACACGGTTCCGGTCGGCGTTTCCCCGGTGGAGTCCTTGCCGGTTTCCTCCGTGGTGCCTTCAGTGGTGCCGGCGGAAGGCAGTTCGGCGGAAGCGCTCTCGGCCTTGTCCTTGACCGCCCGCACCGTCGAATCGATGGCGGCGATGGCCGTCTCGCCCTTCGCCGCGACCATGGAAGCGGTGTCGGCCACGGTCTGCGAATCGTTGGCGACGGAAGCCGCCGCCATACTGGCGTTCGACGCGAGACTGCTCAGGTCGGACTGGGTGGCGGTCGCGGAATCAGCCGAGGACTGTGCGCTCAGCATGGCGCTCCTAGCCAACGCGGCGTTCGTCTGCGCTTCGGCCGTGATGGACTCCAACGTGCTCATGGCCATAGCGGCCTTCATGGTCGTGGCGGTCTCGTCGAAGAGCACCACCGCATCCGGGTATCGGGCGGAAAGCGTCTCAGCCTCCGACTGGGTGGAAGCGTGGCGAACCTTCAGCAATTGGGAGCCCTGCATGTCCTTCGGGACGAACGTGCCGGCGTCCACTTCCACGAGGTCCGCGTATTCGACCTTGGTCTTGGAGTCCGGCACCTCGACGTAGCGCGTGTACGCCTGCGGCGTGTCCGCCAACTCGATGACCTGCCAAACAAACGCGCTAGTCGTGGGCAGCAGGTCAACCGTCAGCTCGCCCGTTTCGGACAGATTCGCGTCGAACGAGGCCGCGATAATAAGATTCTTCGCCGCGTCGAAGTGACGACGCACCGGGCGGAACCGCAGCGTACCGGTGACAGGGTCCAAGCCTCCGGTCTTCGGCTTCCTGATGCTGATATGGATTTGGGTCATGATTATTACTCCTCCTTAATGGATTCGGTTATGGTTTCCGGAGCTACGTCCGGGCGAAGCTCGTCCGGCAGCGAGGGCTTGGGATGACGTTTCAAATTGTTGACCAT